AACCCTGACCGCCGATTCGATTCGGTCAGCCTTCCAATTTCCAGACGATAACATTCGGGACAATACGGAAGGGTCAACACCGATCGCCTTTGCGAATTCCGCGCGGTTTTCGAACTTCTTGTCGATTAAAGCCTTCAGCCTTTCCACTTTTTCACCACCTTTCGTTTGATTTGTTGTTGCGTAATTTGCAACTGACTAAACACTAACATTCTGTTGCAAAAAATGCAACACTGAAATTGCAAAATTTGCAATTTGTCATACTGTTGACATATAATCGGGGTGAAAGGTCAGGTGAATATATGAACAATCTTTATGTAATCAAAGAAAGACTGATTGAAGCAATGAAGCTTCGGGGAATGACCGCGACTGAACTTGCAAGCAAAAGCGGTCTTGCCAAATCTTCCGTTTCCCGTTATCTGTCAGGCGAAAACATTCCGCGTTCAATCGCGATCGGTAAAATGGCGACTGCTCTTGACGTGTCGCCCGCGTGGATTTTGGGATATAACCTGACAATGGACGGTCAGGAAATCCCGACAATCGAACTTGAAACGCTGACACCTGAAAATCAATCAAGGTTATTAGCCTATTATCAGGCATTAAAGGATTCACAAGGCGGTTAAATATGGCAACACCAACTTATAACAAAAAGCGCGGTTTGTGGGTTATTCAGGGACAAAAGAACGGAATCAGGAAGACGTTTTATTCTTCCGTGTCCGGTCAAAAGGGAAAGCGCGAAGTTTTGGATAAATACGACGAATGGATTTCGTTCGGCGGTGTGTCATCCATTACCGTTGCAAAGTGTGTCGAATTATATCTTGCTGACATACGTTCGCGGTTAGGTGAAAAGGACACCTTCAGGGAAACGGAAATTTATTGCCGTCTATATGTCCTTCCTACGCTTGCAAAAGCCAAAATGAATAATTTAACGCTGAAGGATTGGCAACGCGTTATAAACGAAGCTAAAGCGGTTAAAACGCGTTCTGAACTGTCGCATAAGACCTTGACACACCTTCGAAGCGTTCTGACGGGTCTTCACAAGTTCGCATACGTCAATTATTACTGCGACGATTGGCGCGGTTCCTTGTATATCCCGCAAGGTCACAAAAGGGGTGTCCGTGAAATCCTTCAGCCGTCGGAAATCAAGCGTTTGTTCGAACCGTCCGATTTATGGTATCACCCCGCCTTCCTGATTATGTTATTATTAGGGTTACGACCTTCCGAATGTTTAGGTCTTCAAGAATCCGACATAGGCGACGGGGTTGTATACATTCAGCGCGGAATCAATGACAACGGGGAAATCACGACGGGAAAGAATAAGAACGCAAGGCGTGTCGTTCCCCTTCCCCCGCTTGCTGAAGAAATCATCCGCGACACGATCAAAAGAAACCACGAAGCCAATTTTGAAACGGAATGGATATTTCCGAACGGTTGCGGGAATCCCGCTTGTCAAGACACGGTTCGTAAACAATGGAACAAGCTGAAAGCGGAACGGAACCTTCACGGCTCTTTGTATTCCCTTCGACACACTTTCATTTCGATTGTATCAAGTCAAACGCACCTTGCTGAAGGAACAATCAAAGACCTTGTCGGTCATTCGAAAGATTTCCAGACATTCGACGTTTACAAGCACCGTGTCGACGGTGAAATCGAAAACGCGGGTCGAATCATCAACCTGACATTTGAACGACTGAAAGCGGAAAATTCCTGATTTGTGCATTTTATATCAATGTACGGTGATTTATTTGTGTATACTGTTGTCTTCCTTTATCAATGTACGGTGATATAATGAAGTCAAGAACAAAGGAACAGCGCAAGCAACAAAAGGAAGGTTCAGAAATGATAGCATATTCAATCGACTATACGATCAGGGGCGACGGTAAGTCCTACACAAAGAGCGTTGACGCAAAAGACCTGAAGTCAGCAAAGAAGAAAATCGGCAAGAAGCACGGCTACAAAGACGGAAGAATGGTTCAGATTGAAAAGGTTCTTGTCGTCGGATATTACTAAAAGAAAGGCGGTTTGAAATGAAGGGCGCAACATACATTATTTCAAAAATCGAAATAACCGAAGCAAGACACGCGATCGACGGGAAAAGGCATACACACAAATATTTCCTTTATCCGGTTCCCGAAAACTTAAAAGAAATGGGGTTTGTTGCTAATTGGTCTTATAAGAACGGAAGGCGCGGTGCCTTGAAGTTCAGCAACAAAAGGCAAGCGCAAGCAGTCGCAAAGCGATTCGGTGCAACGGTCGAAGAAATATAGAAAGGCGGTGCAATATGAAGGAACTTTCCCCGAAGGTCAAAGCTTCAATGAAATACGACAAAGCGAACGTCAAGCAAGTGAAACTTTCGCTGAACAAGAAGACCGACGCGGACGTGATCGCGATTCTGGAATCAAAAGACAATGTTCAGGGATATATTAAAAGCCTGATTCGGAATGATAACGGCAATCAAGCCGAATGGATAGAACACACTTCAAAAGAATTGTCAGATTTGGGATATTTCTTGTGTTCGAATTGCAAACGCGGATTTCAGCGCACCCAAAAAGGAATCAGACATTCCGACGTTCCATACATTGACGGTCAACCGTATGAATTACACGCAATAGACAAATATTGCCCGAATTGCGGTGCCAAAATGAAGAACTATTTCAAATAATTAAAGAAATTGAAATAAAAGTTCGAAATTTTGACCCATATTTCAAAAAGTCATACAAAAAGTCATACACCAAAAATAAGAAAAACCCCGAAACGTTCACGGAATCGGGGTTTCTTTTGGTGGGGCTGGTGGGACTTGAACCCACCGCATAAAGTCCACGCGTGGACTTAAAACCCGTAAAAACATTGTAAATTAGGCATTTCTGATTTTCAACCCTTGCGGTTGTCCGTCGCTGAAAATACAAATGTCATACAAAAAGTCATACACTAATTGATATAATAAGACATACCCTATGCAAAGAGCATAAATATTCACCCAAAAGAAAAACCCCTGACCGAAGTCAGGGGAATTTCTTTTTGCGGAGGTTTTAACTATGAACAGTAGTTTTTAATCAAGCCAAGCACACGAAACGAATCCGGTATAACCTTTATAGGTCGTGTGCGCCCAACGGGTATCGCCTTCGATTTCTTCACCTTCAACGATTGCGTTTGATTCAAGTTCAGTCCCGTTCGGAATACCGATCAAGTAAGCCGAAGAAGTATTCGGCGCGGAACGTAAGCAAAGAATACCGCCGTTTGTGTGAACCTTGAACCATACTGTATAAGGTTCGGGGTTAGGTTCTGGATTCGGGGCGGGTGTCGGTTCGGGTTCGGGTGTCGTGTCTGAAGAACCGTTGCTTGTCGGGTATTCGTCGCCGTCATAACGCGGATGACCGAAACCGTCAATCGAAGTGTCGGACAGCTTATAACGACGGGTTTCGACACGGTTTCCGTTGACATTGCCTTCGATTGTATAAATATAGTTATCGTCCCAATCGTAAACAAGTCCCGTGTGCGCAAAATTCCTGAAGAACACCTGATCGCCAACACGCGCACCCTGACAATAATCGGAACCGCCTTCAGACCACGCGTCATTTTTCATATAGTAGTCAGCGGAATAACCGCAACCCGCGCCCAAGTTTTCGCCCGTGTCGGGTTCATAGGTGAAGAAATGCGCGTCCCATTTATCGGGGTCAATTTCACCTGAAGCGTTCCTTGTCGAACGGTAAATGCACCAATTCACGAAGATTGAACACCAATCAGCGGAACCGTCCTTTGCACCCATATTCCAATAATTGATTGAATCCAATTCAGCGGAATATTTCGAAGTCTTTTTCCCGCCCTGATAACCTTCTTCAGCTAACGCGGTGCCGATAACGTCTTTTACATATAAAGAACCCATTATTTCGCACCTTCTTTCAATTCGGATTTATAGAACGAATCGGAAATCTTGATAATGATTCCCGCAAGTGTGGAAATTCCACCGAAAACGGCGGTTATGATCGCGGAAATGTCGCCCGTCTGGACTGCGACAATAATTCCAAGAATGAATGTTCCAACCGGAACCGCTAAAAGCATAATCCATTTCATAACGTCATAGACTTTGTCAGGTAATTTCATTTTCTTTCTTCCTTTCTTGTGTGTATAGTTTTTCAAATTCGCTTCGAATGAATCTTGAAGCAACGATTGTCAGACCGTTCGAAAAGTCAGGATGATTTTCGCAATAATGGTCGTAAGTGTCGCAATCAATAATCTGTTGTCTGAAGTATTCTTCAGAATGATGAATTCCGTTCCGAAGGTCATCCGCAAATCGTAATATGTGGGTTCGACAAAGTTCAGCTTTGTTCTTGTCCGTCTTGTCGTCCAACGAATCAATTCGTTTGACAATGTTCTGTTTCATATCTGATCGCGTAACTAAAAACTGAATGATAAATGTCAGGAAGCCGAAGAACGCATTACTTCCGATAATTGCGACAATTAGTGTCAAGGTTGAATCAGTCATAGGCAACACCCCTTTCAATTAAAAAGGGGAACCGAAGTCCCCCCTGATTTCCATTCCTAAAAATATGAATTATACCGAATTACTTAATCATTATGGCAATCAGGTGTTTCTAATTGCCTTTGAGGTTGATTGTCAAAAACAATCAAATCGGCATATTTTTCATCA